GGAAAGCGATGATCGGTGTCACCGGCGCGGGTTTGTTGCTCACCGGCGAATTGCAAAACATCATCGAAATGATGGGCGAGAATATCGACATCACGGAATTGCTTGGCGGTGTTTATAAAAGCCTCGGCCTTGATTCGGAATATTTAGAATCAAAATTTAATGAATTAACAAAAGAAATAGGAGTCACTGATTCTGAGATTGTGAACAACACATCAACGCTCGCAAATTTCATGGGCGTAATGGATGACACAAGCGATTCAACGGATAGCTTGACCGGATCAAGCGGCGATTTGAGCGCGGCGATTGACAATGTAAAGAATCGACTAAATCCATTCGAAACCGCGTTGGCGGGTCTTTCAGCCGAAAAGACGGTTCTTAAGAAACTCTTTGATTCGGGCAAGATCAGCGCGGATGAATACAAAGATACGATCAACACGCTCTCTCGAGAGGCTCTTGGTTTGGATACAACCATGTCCGATTTGGCGGTTCGTCAAGAAATCGCGCAAAAGGCTTTCGATGCCGGTGGCATCTCCGGCGAAGAATATAAAAACATAATCAGCGGAATCAAAAGCGAAACGATCGATTACAACGCGGAGAATGAGAAAACATTCGGCGCGGGTGCGATCAAAGGCGTCAAAGATTATTATGAAGCGATTTCAGACAATGCCGCGAATATGCAAGATTTGGTGGGTCAATCGTTCGGATCACTTGAAACAACTCTTTCGGATTTCTTCCAAACCGGTGAGCTAGATTTCGGCACGTTTACCGATGCCATCAAAAAAGGTTTAGCCGATCTTGCGGCCAAAGCGGTCATCACAACCGGTTTGAATTTCCTCGGCGATGTATTCCCGAGCCTCAGTTTCGCCGATGGTGGCATGGTTCCAGGCACCGGAGGGCCAAGGGCGGATGATGTTTTGGCTCGGGTTTCCTCGGGTGAATATGTGGTCAATGCCTCGAGCGTTTCCAAATTCGGCAAAGGCTTTTTTGATGCGGTGAATGCGGGTAAAATGCCTGGCGGCGGAATGGGCATTGATAAGGGAATTATGGAATCCATCACGCCAGGATTTTTTCTTGGTGGTCTTATCAAAAAAGTGACCGGAATCGACATCGACATCATTGGCGGGATAGGTGATATTATTGGCGATATTGCCGATGCGATCGGTGATGTGATTGGGGTTGTTTCAGATGCGATCAAGGGGATGGTCGAGGGCATAATGAGCGGCGATATGACAACCATCGCGGCTTTGGCGCTTCCATTCATCTTGCCTGGAATTGGTTCGGCAGTCTTTGCCAACCTTGGAGCGGGGCAAGGGTTCGCGGCGGCGGTCGGAAATGGAATGTCGAGTTCTTTTGCCTCTGGTGTTTTGGGATCAGGTGCAAGCCTCTCATCAATCGCCACATCGGTCGGGATTGAATTTGCCAAGGATACTTTCACCGACATGCTTTCATCGTCTTTGAGCGATATGATTCTCGGCATCACCGGCGGCATGGGTAAAAGCAAAGGCAATTTTTCAACAAACCGAGCCAGTCGTTTTTCAACTCTCTACAATGAATCCGCGCCATATTTGGCGGGAATGACCGGTGCGAACGTTCATGCCGGTGACAATGTGAGAGTGGGTGAAAGAGGGCCGGAATTGTTCATTCCTCAACGCAATGGCACGGTCGCACCGATCAAGGGCAATGCGTCCGATCTCATTGGCGCGGTGAATGATATGAAAGAGGAAATCATCACCTTGCGGCGGCAACTCAGCCGCGCGATGTCAGCCGGTCAACTCGCGGGGGCGAGAGCGTAATGGTTGCCACTACTCTCGCGGATTTAGTTGCCGATCCATATGCAAAAAAGAAATATCTGGTTATTCTCAAGCCATATGATGTGAGCGGTGCGAGCGAATTGACTCTCTATTATTCCGGAGAGGGATTTGTCACCGAGCCAACCGATACACCGGCAAACACAATATTCGAGCCGAGATTGGTTGAACCGATTTCATTCTCGAGGTCGATGTTTGCATCGGAGCGGCTCGGAGGCTTTTCGGTTCCTGGTTTTGGCGAGTTGGTTTTGACGAATGCCGATGGTTTTCTCGATGCCTGGTCGGGATATGGATGGGATGGCCGATCGGTTGAGGTTCGAGTCGGTGAAGCCGGAGCGGATTTCCAATATTATTTCACCATATTCCAAGGCGAGGCAAAATCGATCGAGTTCGATGATTTATTCATTCGGGTGATTTTGCGCGATCGACAAACCGATTTCGATGTGGATTTTCCCTCGGTTCTTTATGCCGGAACCGGTGGCAATGAGGGATCGAGCAACCTGGCAAATCAACCGAAACCGCTCTGTTTTGGCGAGGTTTTTAACATCGAGCCGATCTTGGTTGATGCAACAAATTTCGTTTATCAAGTCCACAATGGGCAAATCGAATCGATTGTTGCGGTTTATGATGGCGGGGTCGCTTTATCTCTTACAACCCATTACACGGTTGATTTAACGAATGGCCGGTTCACTCTGGTTTCAGCGCCGAGCGGTGTCATTACGGCGGATGTCAAAGGCTCAAAGCCATCGGGTTCTTATAAAGAAACCGCCGGTGATATTATTCGCCACATTGTCACAGATTATGGCGGATTGACCGATCCAGGCGATTTGAACACAACCTCATTTTCGGATTTAAACACCGACAATAGTTCAGCGGTTGGCGTTTATGTTCCGGACACAACCACCATTCTCGAGGTTCTCGATCAAATCGCAAACACGGTCGGGGCATATTATGGATTCGATCGATCGGGTGATTTCGAGGTCAACCGGATTGAACTCGCAACCGGAACGGCGGCGGCGGAATTTGACTCGACAAATATCATCGAGATCACGCGGCTTGCCTCGGCGGTTCCGAATTATCAGGCTCGAGTGAATTTTAAAAAGAACTATCGGGTGATGAGCGAAACGGATTTTGGTGCCTCGATCACAACGGCGCAACGGGATTTCCTGGTTCGTGAATCCGATGTTGCCATTGCCACCGACACGGCCATTCAAACGCCATATCCAAATTCCGATCCGCTCATCATTCCGGCATTGTTTGCGGAGTCATCACCGGCGGCAACAGAAGCGGCAAGGCTTTTGACGATATACAAAACGCAGCGCGACATCTATCGGATATTGGTTAAGACCCAACCTTACACCCTCAAGCTGAATGATGTGGTCAAAATCACATTTAGTCGGTATAATTTGACAAGCGGCAAATTGTTTCGGGTGATTTCTATCGTTGAGGATGCGGCGGTGAATGAGGTCGAATTGGAATTGTGGGGATAAAATATGCCAACCAACATGATCATTTCCTCGACTAATTATTCCGACGCCGGAACGGTAACGGTTGATGATGCGGTCGGAACATTGCCGATCACCAACTTGCAAGATCGGCAAATTGTAAAGATTTGGCGCAATACGCAAACCACCGCTCAAATCGATGTTGATTTCGGTCAAGGGCGAATTGTGGATTTCGCGGCATTGATTAAGCATACAATTTCGCAAACCGGCAAAATCCGGTGGCGGCTTTCGAATGCCTCGGATTTCTCATCAACGGTTTATGATTCCGGTTTGATTGATGCCTGGCCGATCGTCGAGGAATTTGGGACTTTGCCTTGGGGCGTGTTTTCTTGGGGCGGATATTTGAATATCACGGTGGCCGCTCAATATACGATCTCGACGTTTGCGGTTTTATCATCACCGGTTCAAGCGCGATATTTGCGGATTGATATTTCCGATCCGGATAATACTGACGGATATATTCAAGCCGGTCGATTGATTGCGGGGCCAGCGTATAAACCCTCGATCAATTATGCCAATGGCGTTGAGTTCGAATTTGTGGATGATTCCAGAATCACCAAATCACGCGGGGGGCAAACCTTTGTTGATGAAATCGAGCGTTTCCGGCGGATTCGGTTTGAGTTGATAAACCTACCGGAAAACGAAATGTTTCAAAACGTATTTAATGCCATCGATCGATTGCGCGGGGTGGCGCAAGATATTTTGATCATTCCTCAACCGGATGAACCGACAACGTGGATCACACAAAATATTTATGGTAGAATCACGCAAACATCGCCGATCGTGAACTCGGCGCTCAACTTTTATGGCCGACAAATCGAGGTCGAGGAACTTATCTAGGGGAAACAAAACATGGCATTTCCGGTCACTCTAAACGGTCGCACCTATACGCTCACAGATTTCGAAGGCACCAATTACGTTGACGGGTTGCCGGATGCGTTTGAGGATTTTGTCACACATGCCGGTGATATTTATAATTCCACCTCAACCACATCGAACTCAATCGGCACCGGATCAAAGACGTTCACGGTTGAGGCGAACAAACCATATCAAGCGGGAACGCCATTGCGGATCGCGGATGCGGCGGCACCATCAACGAATTTCCTCGATACGGTAGTCACATCTTATTCTGGAACAACCTTGGTGGTTAATTCCATCGGTTTTGGCGGCTCAGGAACCAAGACAAGTTGGACGGTGAACATTGGCGGGGCAAAAACCGGTGATGGCACTCTGGGGCTATCTCAGGGCGGCACAGGGGCAACCGATGCGGCGGGTGCAAGAACGAACATCGATGTTTATTCTAAAGCCGATGCGGATTCGCGGTTTTTGAATGTTTCCGGTGAGGCATCCGATGTCACGATGACCGGTAATGTCACCATTGGTAACGCATCGAGTGACACGTTGACGGTTGACGCAACGGCAACATTTTC